GATCAGGGGCGCGCGGTACGGGAAAATAGTTAAGCAAATTCAGCCGGCCGGGAGGGTGTGGCCGGCGGTACAGGAAGAACAGGCAGGACTTTCGGCCAGATGGAACTAGCCATGGCGAAACGCAACGGTGCAGAGATCGACTTCGCCTGGGTGCTGCTCGATACCGGGCACGGCTCCCACGTCGGTCGGCTGGCCACGCTGCGGACCAAGCACGAGACCGGCCAGCGCTACAAGCTGAGCACGACGGTGAGCGCGGACAGCACGCAGGCCTTGGTGAAGGTGGCGGGCGGTGACGCTGCTTGGCGCGATGACTTCCAGGCGAGCGCGGTGAGAATATTCACCGAGGCGGACCACGTTGAAGCGCAGGACATGGTGCAGCGCTGGGATGTCGAGCGCGAAGAGGCGCTGAGGTAATGGCCTACGAAGCGCAGGGCGTCACCTTCGACGGCACCAATGATTTTATCGATCACGGCACGCTGACCGGGATTGCGGACAGCAAGCTGTTTTCCGGAGCGCTGTGGGTGCGGTTCAATGTGGCGACCGGCCCGGATATCATAGGGCGCAGTGAAGGCAACAACTGGATTGTCATATACGACGCCGACGAAACTATCGCGATCCGTGGCGAGAACGCGGCTGGCACCAAGATACTGGACATTGCCACCAGCGCGATCCTGGACACGGACTGGCACCATGTCATGTGGTCGGTCGATCTGGCCGACACCGGCAAGCGGCATCTTTACGTCGATGATGCCAGCGATCTGACGGTCAACACCTACACGGATGACACGATCGACTTCACGCAGGCCGGCCACATGATCGGCCGAAACGCGGTTGGCGGCAACCTGCTCAATGGCGATCTGGGCGATCCCTGGCTCGCGCCGGACCAGTATATCGATCTTTCCATTGAAGCAAACCGGCGCAAGTTCATCGGCCCCAACGGCGGCGCGGTCGATCTCGGCAGTGACGGTTCGACGCCGACCGGCACGGCGCCGATCATGTTCTTCTCCGGCGCGACTGTGGACTGGCACACCAACAAGGGCACGGGCGGCGGCTTTACCGAGACCGGGGCGCTCACGGACGCGGCGACCAACCCGCCGACTGAGCCGGACGCGGGCAACCCCGCGTACTACTACACCAACATGCAGGCTGGGATGCAATGATCTGGTTCGACGTCGATACCGCTCTGGCCGAGGTGCCGGTCAACTACATGGCGCTGATCGACGACACGGATTTCAAGACGCGCGAGCAAACCGTCACCTTCGATCAGGCTGGCCTCGATCTGCTGTGGAACTTCGTCACCACGGCGGGCGCTTTCACGCAAACGGCCGTGACGCCGACCGAGAGCGCGGGCGCCTATGACTGGGCCAATCAGGGCAATGGGCTTTACACGATCGAGGTGCCCGCGACCGGCGGTGCTTCGATCAACAACGACACTGAGGGCTTCGGCTGGTTCAGCGGTTTCGCCACCGGCATCCTGCCCTGGTCCGGGCCGATCTGCGGTTTCCGCGCGGCCGGCATCAACAACGTCCTGGTCGATGACGCCTACAGCGCGACGCGCGGCTTTACCGGCACGGCCGTGCCCAATGCCGCTGCGGACGCGGCCGGCGGCCTGCCGATCAGCGATGCCGGCGGGTTGGATCTGGACGGGCTTTCCGCCACGACGGCCGTGCAGGCCATCATCGCTGCCTTCACGACGGACAGCAACGAAACCGCCGGTACTGCCGTTGCGGGGTCCGTGGTCGGCGAGTTGGTCACGCTGCTGGACGCCATCAAGGCCATCACGGACCTGCTGACAGCGGCCCATGCAGAGCCCACGGGCGCGCCGGCAGCAAACGAAACGCCGCTCGACAAGCTCGCGTTTGTCTTCATGGAGATGCGCAACAAGAAGACCGTCACGTCCACCAAGAAGACGATTTTCGGCGATGATGACGCGGCCGAATACGAATACGACCTGTCGGACGACGGCACGACCTACACCGAAACCGAGGCAAACGCGCTCTGATGGCGATCGACACGGCGGAGAAGCGCCGCAGCGCGGCCTATGTCGGGTTGAAGCCGCTTTCCAGGGCGCCGACGCCGAACAGCGCCAAGGACGCTGAGTGGCGGGCGCAAGTTTGCTGGGGCTACTCGGGCTTCGCGGCCGGTGATGACGCCACGCCGCAGCGCATTCGAGGTTTCATCACGAACGTCGGTCGGTTGATGAGCCCATGAGCCTCTTGATCGCGACGCCGATGTACGGCGGGCAATGCACGAAGGAATATTTTGAAAGCTGCCTGCAGCTGAAAGATGCCCTGGTGCAGCAGAACATCGAACACGCCTGGCTGACGACGGCCAACGAGTCGCTGGTCACGCGGGCGCGCAACACGTCGGCCGCCACCTTCTTGAAGACCGAGTTTCGCTATTTCATGTTCATCGATGCCGATATCTCCTTCACGGCCGATGACGTGGGCAAGCTCTGGAACCTGCAAACCGAGGTCGCGGTCGCGGCCTATCCCATGAAGGTCGAGGCCGAGCCCCTGTCCGCCTGGGTGGGTGGCGAGTTGGTGACCGATCTCGACTCGCTGCCGAATCCCTGCCCGGTCGACTATGCCGGAACGGGCTTCATGATGATCAGGCGCGACGTTTTCGAGAAGATGAAGCGGCCGGAAATCTTTCACCAGGAGGGGCGCGTTGGTGACTGCTGGGCGTTCTTCGACACCGCGGTTGAAGACGGAATCTACTGGTCGGAAGACTACTGGTTCTGCAGGAAATGGCGGGAGGCGGGTGGAAGGGTCCTCATGGACCCGACGATCAGGCTCGGCCATGTGGGGCGTCGTATCTTCGGTATGGCGCAATCTGAAACCTGAGGACCGTATCTATCTGGTCCTGTTCCTCGGCCTCGCGATCTACAACGCGGGCGCATTCCTCATTGGAGGTTAGACTATGAAGAAGCTGCTCTTTGCCCTGATCGGGCTTCTGCTCGCCGTCCCGGCCCTCAGTGGCATCGCAGGGGCGGGAGACTTCTACCCCGGCGAGCGCGTCAACCGTCAGTCCGGCTGGCATGTCCCCTTCCCGGCCCCGTCGACCAACCAGGCCCTCGACCCCGGCTTCACTGCTGATTGGGTGCGTATCTGCATTCAGAGCACGACTGGCCAGGTGGTCTATATCCGCGAGGGCAAGACGCTCGCCGAGGCGACGACCGACAACACCGGCGCCGTCACGGCCGCGTTCTTCGCTTCCGGCGACACCGGCAACATCGAGGGCCGCGCTTACGTGATTGGCAATACCATCACGGCCAACAACGAGCCGGTCTGTGAGACCATCCCGTGGCGCGTCGACGGCCTGGTGCTGCACACGCCGAACACCGGCACGGTTTCCGCGGACGTGGTTTTCTTCGATACCTTCTTCCCCGATGGGCGGTGGTAAGGAACGTCTTGTTGCGGCGCTCGCCGAGAAACTGCGACGCGAGCGCCGGACACGTCTTCTCAGGTTCCGGCCCTATCCGAAGCAGTACGACTTCTATGCCGCCGGGCTGCACCACCGCGAACGCCTCTTCATGGCGAACAACCAGGGCGGCAAGACCTTCGCGGGCGCGCGCGAGGTCGCCTATCACCTGACGGGGCGCTATCCCGACTGGTGGCCGGGCCGCAGGTTCGATCATCCGATCCTGGCCTGGTGCGGGCAGACGACGAACGAGAAGTCCAAGGAAGTCATTCAGCCCGCCCTGCTGGGCACGGAAAGCTCCAGCATGAAGGATGTCGATTTCGGCACCGGGGCGATTCCGGGCGACGACATCCTGAAGGTCACGACGCGCCAGGCAGGCGTCAAGGAGTGCGTCGACAGCATCACGGTCGACCACTATACGAACGGCGTCAAGGATGGTGTTTCGCGCTGCGTGCTGAAGACCTACGAGCAGGGCCGCGAGACCTGGCAGGGCAGGGAAGTGGACGTTATCTGGTCCGATGAGGAATGCCCGGCCGATGTCTATTCCGAGGCCGTGGTGCGCACCCAGATTCCCAAGGGCATCGTGCTCGTTACCTTCACGCCGATGAAGGGCCTGACCGAGACCGTCACGTCCTACATGGAGCCGCAACCCGGCGCGCCGCCGAAGTCGATCACGGCGATGACGATCTTCGACTGCATCGGCGGTATCTGGCCGGCCGGGACGCCCTGGGCTGGAGAAACCTGGACGGGGCACTACACGAAAGAGCGCGCCGATGAGATCATGGCGTCCTACCCGAAGCATGAGCGGGAGTCGCGCGCCATGGGCGTTCCGATGATCGGCATCGGGCGCGTGTTCCCCTTCGAAGAGGCGGACTATACCTGCGCGCCCTTCGAGATTCCGCCCTACTTCGCGCGGGTCAAGGGCTGTGACTTCGGCTGGGATCATCCGGGCGCCGGCTGCGAGCTGACGGTCGACCGCAACAACGGTATCGTCTATGTCGTCTGGTCCTATCGGAAGTCGAACGAGTTTCCGATGTATCACGCCTTCCGGCTGAACAGCGTGCGGCCTTGGGTCCCGGTCGCCTGGCCGCATGATGGCCTGAACGCCGGCCGCGATGGTGCAAACAGCATGTACAAGCAGTACGTGGCGCACGGGGCGAACCTGATGCACATCTCGGCGCGCTACGACGATGATGTTGGTGGACGGCAGGACCCCGAGCCGGCGACGCTCGAGATCGCGGAGATGATCCGTCTCGGGCAGTTCAAGATCTTCAACGACCAGGTCGAGCTGCTGGAGGAAGTGCGTTTCTATCACCGCGACGACAAGGGCAAGATCGTCGCGTCGAAAGACGACATCATTTCCGCCATGCGCTACGCCTTCATGATGCGCCGCTACGCACGGGTCGGCGAGCAGATCATCCGCCGCCGCGCCTATGACCGGCCCATTATCGGCATGGCATGAACGTCCAGCAATTCGAGGCCATCTGCCTCGCTTCCAAGTACCGGCCGCTCGAAAAGCAGTGGACGCCGCATGGCGCCGTGCTGGTCGCGGAACGGCACTTTGCGCCCGGCGAGGATCCCGAATGGCCGGCGCCGCACTGGAAAACGCTGTGGTCGATCGAGCGCGACGAAATGACCGAAGGCCAGCCGCTTACCCAGAACGATTGGTATGAGCTGGACGGCGTGCTGCGGCCCTTGACCCGGCAGGATCGTCTGAACGCCGCGCGCCTTTGCGCCGGGCAATGGATCGAGGACAACCGCGCCAGTGGCCGATATACCTGAAACCAGCAAGGACCGCCGCCTGGGCGCGCTCGACTGGAAGCGCATCGGCGAGTTCGTCATGGAAGAGCTGCGCGGCCGGGCGCAGCGCAGGTCTGACCTGGAGCGGCGCTGGAAAGAAGTCGACCGGCAGATTCGCATGGAGCCGATCAAGCGGCTCGACAAGAACAAGAAGCCGGCGCGCGGCACGGAATGGATGCCGCTGCTCGAGTGCCCGCTACAGGCGCAAGCGCTGGAAATCCTCTGCGCCGACGCGCGCCGGCTGATCTTCCCTGAGGATCAGGACTTCTTCTCCGCCCATGCGGCCTTGGAGGACAGCTATCTCGAAAGGCTGGAGCAGGACCAGCTGACGTTCGGCGTCGAGGGGTCGGTGCCGACGAAGGGCGACCAGGAAGGCATCGACGCGCTGCTTGAAGGCGCGCTGCACCACTTCCACCGGCTCTATGACATCCGCGGCAGGATCGACCTGCTGAACGCCGAGGCCTTCAAGTACGGCACCTTTGTCGCGCGCGGCCGCCTGGCCACGCTGGACAAGTTCACGACGGACTTCCGCGGCCGGGCGGCACGGCGCCAGAGGATCCCCGTGCTGGCGCCGCAGTCGATCCGCAACACCTATCTGGACGATGCCGAGGCGGCCTATCTGCACGAAGGTCTCATGGTGGCGCCGAGCTTCATCTACAGCTGGTGGCACACCGTTGACGACCTGATGCTGGCCGCGAAGAAGGGATCGACCAACCCGAAGAACGAGAACGGCGGCTGGATGCCGAAAGAGATGGAGGACATCGAGCCGGTTTCGAAGGACAAGAAATCAATCCAGCTGGCCGAGATGGAGGGGGATATCCTGGTCCCCCGCTCGCAAGGGCCATCGGTCTTTTTGCCCAACTCCATCGCGACCGTGGTTTTCGGCAAGGGCGGCCCCCGGGTAATCCGCTACCGCGAGCGCGAGTTCGATTACCGTTCCTACCTGGTCGGGCACTACCACCGGGAAGAGATCAATTCGCCCTACGGCACCTCGCCGTTGATCAAGGGCGAGCCGATTCAGAAGGCCGCGACGGAAGCGCTCAACCGCACCATGGCGGCGGCGATCCTCAACACCGAACCGCCGATCAGCTGGAACCCGACCGACCCGCACCTGCAGGCCTCGGGCGGCCCCGTGATCGCGCCCGGGGAGGTCTGGCCGGCGCATACCAAGCCGGTGCCGATCGAGATCGGCAGCCCCGATGCCCTGCTGCGGGTCTACCTGGTGCTGTTGCAGCAGTACGAGCTCTTGACCGGCGTCAACGCGCCCCGGGCCGGCGCGCAGACGAAATCGCACCAGACCGCCTTTGCGGTCGATACCGAGCAGGACCGCGGCCAGGTCCGGACCGTGGATTACGTGCGCAGCCTGATGTTTGGCCCGCTGCAAAGCTGGCTCCACATGGAGCACGATATGCTGCTGCGGACCATGGAACGGCAGCCCGTCTACATTCAGAAGTTCGATGGCTATCTCGATATCGGCAAGCAACACCTGCCGAAGGTCGCGACTTTCGACGTGCACGGTTCCGCGGGCCCGCTGGAAGAGCGCGAGAAGCAGGTCCGCGTGCAGGCCGGCATCGCCACTGTGCTGCAAATCGAGCAGGTCAAGGCCGAGATGGCGCCGGAGAGCCGTAAGCTCGACCTCGAAAAACTACAGATTCTCATCCTACAGGACGCGGGGCTGAAAAATGCCGAAGACCTCTATGCCGCCACATCTGGAACAACTCCGGCAGCAGATGCGGGAGGCCCCGGCCTTCCGGCAATTGCTCGACTTCTGGCGGACAACGGAGGGAACGCGGCCTAGGCCCTGGCACGAATATGAGGGGACCGAGGAAGAACGGAACTCTCAATGGAAGTTCGACAGCGGCCGATCCGCTGGCGAGCAGAGCTTGATCTACTTTCTCGTTGGAGACACCACGCATGACTGAGAACGCGAGCACGGCTGTTGCGGACGACAAGGCGCGGGAAACCGTTGCGGAGTCGCCGGGCGAGTCGGAGGACGATCTTGACAGGCTTCTGAATGAGTACAAGGCCAGTCACGAAACAGAAACGCCGGCTGACACGCCTCCCGACACGGAAGGCAAGCAGCCCGCGGTCGACGGCAACGAACTGTCCCGCTTCAAGGATGTGGCGGATTATGTCGAGCACCAGCGGCACCGTTCCGAAATGGACGGGCTGGTCAAGTCGGTCAAGGGTGGCAACGACGCCCTTTCCGGCCTGACAGACGCATGGATCGAAGGGCGTCTCGAAGTCGAGGCGCGCAACGACCCGCGCGTGCGGCAAGCCTGGTCGCAGCGTGCCAAGGATCCCACCAATTGGGGCCGCGTGCTCGATGGCATCGGGAAGAAGATTGCCAAGGAGATCGCTCCCGCGGCCGATGGACAGTTGTCGAAGGATCGCGAGGCCGCGCAAGCGTCAGTCCGGAACCGCAGCAACCAGCCGCCTGCCGAACCCGGTGTGAAGAACGATGACCTCTGCAAGTTGAGTGACTCGGAGTTCTTCGACAAGTACCCGATCGGCGGCTAACCGAGGACTGAATCATGGCACTAACGACAACCGCGCAAGCGACCGCTCCGGTAAACGTCGTCTTTCAGCAGACGCTCCTGCGCCAGGCCCGCCCGCGTTGCCCCTATTACGCTGGGTCGGCGCCGGGGTCGGTCTCGTCGCATTCGGGCACCTTCAGGGTGACCTGGCGGCGCATCGACGCCCTGACGCCGACGACCACGGCTCTGACGGAACTGACGGGCAACCTCAGCCTGCCGACCCGCACGGCCAGCCAGATCGCCGTTACCGATGTGTCGGCGACGATCCAGAAGTATGGCGATTTCGTGACGCTCACCGAGGAAATGCAGATCATCAATCTGGCGGACTTCAACACCCAGATGAACGGTCTCATTGCCACGCTGGCCATCCAGGCCGGCCGCAGCCTCAACCGGCTCCAGCGCAACCACCTGGAGGACAATGCGACGCTGGTCCGGCCTGGCACGGCGTCGGCCGACAACGAGGTCGCGGACCCGATCAACATGAACCTGATCCGGAACGTGACCAACGTGTTGGACCGTAACTCGGCGATCACTTTCACGCCGCGGACAAAGGGCTCGGCAATGATCGGCAGCGCGCCGATCGATACCGCCTACCTGCTGATCTGCCATTCGGACGTCAAGCAGGACATCCGGCAGATCAGCGGCTTCAAGGAAGTCGAGAAGTACGCGCAGCAGACCGTGATCTATCCGGGCGAGTTCGGATATATCCAGGACGTGCGCTGCGTCTCGACCCCGGAGGCCTCGATCGACATCGATGTCGGTTCGGCGCCCGGCGGCGCGGTGCGCAGCACGGGCGGGGCGGCGGCGGACCTCTACACCTCCGTGATCTTCGGCCAGCATGCCCATGGCAGCCTCTCGCTCGATGAAACGCTCATCAGCGACATCTATGAGGCCGGCCAGGAAATGCCGGGCATCCAGGTCATCAAGACGGAAAAGGGCTCGGCCGGCTCCGGCGATCCCTTGCAAGAGGTGTCGACGCTGGGTTGGAAGACC